CTTCGCCGGCGCACGTTAACAACCGAAAGGGAGTTAATGGTAAGCAGAGCACTAAAGGACGTGAAGTCCAAAAGTGGTGCAAACCACCTAAATCTTTGGGATTTGTCGTCCCAAAGTATCCAAGTAAGAAACCATTCATCCTGGAGACTTATTCACTTTGAGAAGAGAATATATCTTCAGGAGGTTTAAGAATCTTACTTGAGACATTATCCCTAACGTCTCATATGAAGAGCGAGATTTACAGAGTAAATCAAGTTCTTCATAAGACTTGGCTAAGGTCAGACCTATCTAGAGAACGAAAAGTCGCACTTTTAAAGTGTATGAGAAAACACTTCATTAAAGTTTGTACTCACCAGGTTCTTGATAAGCATGACTTCAGCGATTTGAACTGAAGTAAATGATTTCATCAAGAATCTGATGGTTCTCTAAGCAAGTTTCTAGTCGTAGAAAGTTACTGCAGAGTCAGCGATGACTTTGCAACAGCTCTACTTTCTGTGTGTTGAGGTTCAAGAGACCTGATGTTAGAACCGACTATAGATATTTCATCTATTGAGGATCTACCACCAAGTAACTTGGATCAAACTATCGCTGATTTAGTCGTTGAAGCTAAAGAAGCGATGTCACAGAAACAACTAGGATTTATCAAAGATCAAAAGGAGTTTTGGGAGGGTTCAACACCAAGAATCAAATGATCCTCAAAGAGAGGACCGTTTGGACATGCGTCAAGCACGTCTTTATTCGAAGTGATGAACTACTCGAAGGACTGCTGAAACAAGATACGTGCCTTCTCTAGGCATATATCAAGTGACTGAAGTCCTTGAGGAGAGTATCTCCAGTATGTAGAGACACTCAAATCTAAAACTCAATTTGATAAGAAAGTGTTACCTGTTCGCCGATTGTCCGCCATTGCAGATTACGAGGGTAAAACCAGAATAATCTGTATTGGTGATACAATCAGCCAGATGCTGTTGAAGCCTATTCATGATAGGCTTATGGCATACCTCAAGGATATATCGACTGATTGTACATACAAACACAATCAGATCCCTGAGATTGTCAGAAATCATTGCTTGAAGGACAATCGTCCTTGAAGCGTTGATCTCACAACAGCAACTGACAGAATACCAGTTTCTTTCACTAAGGAGGTTCTCGCAATCATTTGATCAGACGCAAGTCTGGCCGATGATTGAAAGAATCTAATTAGTGACTTCGAGATATCGACCCCAGCTAAGGTCGCCAACAGACTTACTAAGAAGAAAGTTCAATATGCCGTTGGTCAGCCCATGGGGCTTTACAGCTCATGGCCGGCCATGGCGTTAACGAACCACTTCTTAGTACGTTTATGTGCGTGAAGAAAGCGCATCTATGGCTTCGAGGATTACCTCGTGCTTGGAGATGACGTTGTCATCTTCAATCCCGAGGTAGCCCAAGAATACATAAATGTAATGCACTCACTAGGAGTTTCAACAAAACCTAGTGATAGCATAAAGCCTGTACCTGAGAACTCAGTTGAAATAGCCAAAAGACTATTTCGACATGGTCAAGAGTTCTCACCTATTCCTCTGCGACTATTTAAAATCAATCCTGCTCTCTTTTGAATAAAGTTAGCGGATAGAGGAAGGCTGGATTCCATACGCCTAATCGACCCCGGAGACGAACTATCCCAAGTTCGTTCCCTTTTGTCTTCGTATCTGTATATCCACTGAAACAACCCTTTTGAGGTGTTCCAGGAGGAGATTACGCTAAGGATGCAGCTAATGAAAGATGCATCTGACACCTTACTTAAAAGTGTGCCCCGTCAATCTCTGGATATACAGCTTAACACGTTCATGATTGAAGTGTTTAAAGCATGATACTTAGACGAGCGATACGCGTTTACCAGGAATTATCTTCAAATTGCTGACTGTGCCACGAATCGTGTCTCATTCAAACAATTTAAAGATAAGGCCCTTAAAACGGCATCTAGTCCTTGCGGTCGCTGGATTAGGTCAGCTACAGGCAAGGCGTTATTCAAAGAATGGGCGCAAAGTCATTTTGCGAAAGACTTGATTAAGAACACACTGGTGTGAACCGGTGATGATCTTCAAGTCGCCACCTTTGAATACGACTTCACGCTAAACGATCAATTCTCATCATTCAAAGAGGTTCTCGACAGCGTCAACGGATCAACCGTTGTCACTGAAAGAATGCTTTGACTTGATGCGAAAGATAGTCTCACCCTTAAGAACGCTTTAGCGATAGATAAAGCCATTGCTAGCTTCGAACTACCGCTTGACGTTCTTAAGAGGCTTCTGAGAGAAATTCAGACCAAAGAATTTGCTGTTCAGAAGAGCGACGACGTCGGGGAATCAGACTAAGGGGAGCGGCTTTTGCAGGCCGACCCCCGGGATTAATCTGCATCTACGGATGTAGAGGACCCCAACGTGCTTTCTCGAGCACGATGG